CGGTGAGCGGATCGCGCAGCACCACAAGACCACCATGCTGGGCCGCGCCGAGTGGCGCGCGCACGCCGGTGGCGATGGCCAGACCGCTGGCTTCCACCTGCCCAGCTGGTATGCCCCGGCCGGCTGGACACCATGGGAGCAGATCCGCGACGAGTTCCTGCGGGCCAAGGGTGACCCGCTGCTGCTCAAAGGCTGGGTGAACAAGCACGCCGCCGAGGCGTGGGAAGACGAAGCCGTGGCCCGCGTCAATGCCGATGGCCTGATGGAGCGCGCCGCCAAGGAGCCGTATCCGACCGGCCACTGCCCCGCCGGCGTGCTGCTGCTGCTGGCGTCTGTTGACGTTCAGGACACCTGGCTGGAGATCAAGGTCAAGGGCTACGGCAGGGGCGAGGAGAGCTGGCTGATCTGGCACCAGAAGGTCGAAGGCGACCCGGCACAGGATGAGGTTTGGAGCCAGATCGACAGCATCCGCCGCACAGAGTTCCCCCTCGAGGGCGGCGGCACCCTGAAGGCCCGGCACTGTGCCGTAGACACCGGCGGCCACTTCACCAACGAGGCCTACGACTACTGCCGCCGCAACGCAAAGGAAGGCGTTGTCGCCATCAAGGGCAGCAGCACCAGGTCGGCGCCGGCACTGGGCAAGGGCAGCAAGCAGGACGTGAACCTGAAGGGCCGCACGGTGAAGGGTGGCGTCACGCTCTACATGGTCGGCACCGACACCCTGAAGCGCACGATCTACGCCCGCTTGAAGATCAGCCAGCCGGGCCCGGGCTTTTGCCATTTCGGCCAGAACGCGACCGACGACTACCTCGAAGGCCTGACCTGCGAGCGGCTGATCCCGCGCACGGTGAAAGGCTTCCAAGTGCTGGAGTGGCAGAAGCCCAGCGGCGCCCGCAACGAGCCGCTCGACCTTGAGGTCTACTGCCTGGCAGCCCTGGAGCTGGTGAAGCGCCGCTACAACCGCGCGACGATGTGGGATCAGCTGGAGGCGCAGCTGGGGGGCTCCGCTGCGCCGCTGCAGCCTCAGCCTCCCCAGCCTGATGAGCAACGCCGCGCTGGCTGGCTGAACAGCAGCGAGGCTACCGGCAAACCAAGCCGCCGTGGCTGGCTGGCTCGGTAGCCTGAGGCCATGGCCTACACCTCCACCCAGCTGGCGGACCTCCGCGCCGCCATCGCTGAAGGCGTCCTGTCGGTGCGGTTCAGCGACGGGCGGCAGCTCACCTACCGCAGCCTCGACGAGATGCGCCGGATTGAGCAGAGCATGGCCGCTGAGCTGGAGCCGACCACCAGCGTGCGGGTGCGCCGGACGTACTACGGGATGACGAGGCCCACCTGATGGGAAAACGCAGGAAGGCGCGGGACATCGAAACCGCCCGGCGCGTGCTGGGCGAGTTTGAGGCGGCCAAAGAGACGCGGCGCACCTCCGGCTGGTGGGCCAGCAACAGCGGCCCAAACAGCGACCTGCGGCAGGCGTGGTACTGGCTGGTGAAACGTCACCAGGACCTGGCCGATAACGACGCCTACGCCTCCCGGGCGATCGGCGTGATCGTCAACAACTGGATCGGCGACGGGATTATGAGCACCCCGCAGGGTGCGACGCGCCGTTACAACCTGGCCTGGAAGCGCTGGGCGGATACGCCCGAGAGCGACTTCTACGGCATCCACGATTGGTACGGCAACCAAGCCGTGGGCGCCAGAACTACCGCCGTGCGTGGCGCGGTGCTGGTGCGCAAGCGGGTCAACCCTGAGCTGTTTGACCGCTACGGCATCGCGCCGCTTCAGGTGCAGATGCTCGAACCGGACTGGCTGGACTTCAACAAGGACAACGGCATTGACATCCTGTTTGGCCAGCAGTTCGACAGCTCCGGCCGGCTGCAGGGTTACTGGATCCGTGATCACCACCCGGGCGAGATGATGCTCGGGGTCGGCATCAAGATCCAAAGCACCTTTGTGCCGAAGGAAGAGATCAGCCTGCACTTCGACAGCCGCCGCGCCGGGCAGCGCATGGGCCTGCCGTTCGGCACCGCGGCGATCCTGACCCTGCGGGACATGGGCGACATTCGCGCCGCCCAGCAGATGAAAGACAAGATCGCCGCCTGCTTTTTCGGTGTGGTCACCGATGCCGACGGCGAACAGGATCCCAACAGGACCGGCATCGAGTTCGACACCATCGAACCCGGCGCGGTGGAGCACCTGCCCCCTGGCCGCGACTTCCGAGCTTTCAGCCCGCCAAGCTCCGGCGACTTCGTGAGCACGCACCGCGAGTACGCCCATGCAGTCGCCGCGGCCTACGAAATCACCTACGAGTCGATGACGGGCGATCTGTCGAACGTCAACTTCTCGAGCTTCCGCGGCGGCTGGCTGGAGTTCAGCCGCCGGATCGCCTACCTGCGCGGCAAGGTGTCGGTCCCTGGGATGCTGAACCCGGTGTGCCGCTGGCACGACGAGCTGGCGCGGATGGTGGGCCTGCTCAAAGGCCCGATGGAATGGACCCACACCCCGCCGCGGCGAGAGATGATTGATCCAACCCGCGAGATTCCGGCGCTGATCAGTGCGGTGCGGGCCGGGATTATGAGCCTGTCGGAAGTTCAGCGGTCGTTCGGGTATGTGCCGGAGGAGGTGATCGCCGAGCTGAGCGCCGACATGGCGCGGGCGAAGCAAGCCGGCCTGACCCTCAGCGTGGATCCTGGCCTGGTGAGCGACAGCGGCGTGACCCAGGCGCGGCCGGCGGGCTCGGGCTTCATCAGCTCGGCGCCGGACCCGGGAAGCGACGCCGAGGATGGAGCGGCTGATCCTGCTGCTGCGGCCTGACTCGCTCGGGCTTCGTAGCCTGATCCCAGCGACGTTCAGGCAATGACTCTTGGCGTGACGGTTAAAGCGGCAGCTACGGCGCCGGTGCTCCAGCTTTACGGGGATGTGGGCATGGATGTACTGGCCGCCGACGTGGCCCGGGCCCTGGAGCAGGCCGGCGGCCGGGACGTGACGATCAACCTGTTCAGCTATGGCGGCGACGCTGGCGAGGGCCTGGCGATTCACGACATCCTCGCCCGCTACCAGGGCAAGAAGACGGTGATCATTGATGGCGTCGCGGCCTCGGCCGGTTCCATGGTGGCGATGGCCGGGGATCGGGTGGTGATGCCCGACAACGCCCTGCTGATGATCCACAACTGCTGGAGCATGGCAGCCGGTGATGCGGAGTCCCTGCGCACCTCGGCCGCGCTGCTCGACACCTACTCCGCCAGCTACCGCCAGACCTACGCCCGCAAGTCCGGCAAGGACGAAGCCCAGGTGGATGAGTGGATGGCGGCCGGCGCTGGTGCCGGGACGTGGTTCACCGCAGCGGCTGCGGTCGAGGCTGGACTGGCCGATGAGGTGGCCGCTCCGGTAGACGTTCGCGCCAGTGTGCCCGCCCTTCCGGTTGACCGATTCACCAATCCGCCCGCCGCTCTGCTAAGGGGCTGGGCCGCAGTTCCTAGCCTGAGCGCAGAGGAAAACCCGAAACCCTCCCTGGATCCAATGACTTCGCAATCTCAGGCCGGGGGCGCACCGGCCACGACCGCTGAGGTGCAGCCCGTGGCAGCCGCCGCGACTGAGGCTGTGACCGCCCAGGCTCAGGCTCCCCAGCCTGTGGCCGCCTCCAACGAATCCGCCACCGTCGCCGCCCTGCGGCGCGAGGCCGACATCCGCCGCTGCGCTGCCTCGGCTGGCCTAGCCGCTGATGTGGTGCAGGCCATGGTTGATGGCGGCAAGCCCTTCACCGAAGTGGCGATGGAGATCGTCACCGCTCATGCCGCCGTGGTCGAGGCCAAGGCCGGCGCCGCTGGCCACCCGGCCCGCATCCAAGTCACCCGCGACGCTGGTGATTCGGTGATGGCCGGCATCGGTGAGATGCTGGAAGCCCGCATCAACCCAGGCGCCGAGATCGGCGACGCCGGCAAGCAGTACCGCGGCTACTCCCTGATGGAGTGTGTGCGGATCTTTGCTGAGAGCCGCGGCATCAACACCGCCGGCCGCTCGAAGAGCGACCTGGTGGCAATGGCCATGCACAGCACGTCAGACTTCCCGCTGCTGTTCAGCAACCTGGCCGGCAAGACCCTGACCGCCGCTTACGAGGAGGAGCCTCACACCTGGAAGCCCCTGGCTCGCCAGCGCAACCTGCCCGACTTCAAGAACGCCAGCGATCTGATCATCGCCGCGGACCTCGCCCCTGAGCTCCTGCTTGAAGGTGGCGAATACAAGAAGGGCACGCTCACCGAAGCACAGGCCACCTGGAAGCTGGCGACCTACGCCCGCAAAGTGACCATCACCCGCCAGGCGATCATCAACGACGACCTCTCCGCCCTGGAGCGGACGCCTGAGTATCTGGGCCGCGGCTTCCGCCGCCTTGAGTCCAACCTGGTGTGGAGCCTGATCACCAGCAACGCCACCGTTTCGGTTGACGGCCAGGCCCTGTTCGCTGCTGGGCACAACAACACCGGCACCGGCGCGATCGGCATCGCTGGGGTCAACTCGGCCAAGAAGGCCATGCGCAAGCAGACCGACGTTTCGGGTGTCACCGTCAACCTGACCCCCGACTACCTGATCGTTCCCACCGATCTGGAAGCGACTGCCCTGCAGTTCCTGTTCCCCACCGGCTACGCCCCTGCGGCGCTGACCGGGCAGGCCGGCCCCAACGTCTACGCGGGTGCCATGCAGCTGATCGTCGAGCCTCGCCTCGATGGTTCCGCTGTTCAGTGGTACGCGGCTTCGGCCCCGAGCAAGGTCGAAGGCCTGGTCTATGGCTACCTGGCCGATGAGCCCGGCCCGACCATCACCCCCGTGCCCGAGCGGGATCCCGACGGCCTGACCCTGCTGGCCCGCTTCGACTTCGGCTGCGCGGTGAAGGATTACCGCTTCATCTATCGCTCCTCTGGCTCCTGAGCCTGACTGGGCCGGCAACCCCGGCCCTTCCTTCATTCAACCCCCGAGGTAACCCCCCGTGAAAAACTCCATCCAAGACGGCGACGTTCTCGCCCTTGCCGCCCCCTATGCCGTCAGCTCTGGCGGTGGCGCCCTGATCGGCTCCATCTTCGGCGTTGCCGTGACCACCCTGGCCAATGCCGAGGTGGGCAACTTCCAGCTGAAGGGCGTCTACAACCTCGCCAAGTCCACGGCCGCCAGCTCCGGCGGTTCGCAAGGCGCCAAGGCGTACTTCATCACCAGCACCAAGCTGGTGACCGCTGCCTCCAGCGGCAACACCCTGATTGGCGTGTTCACCGCCACCTGTGCGGACGCTGACGCCACCTGCAACGTTCGCCTCAACGGCTCCTTCTGATGGGCTGGGCCACCCTTTCGGCAGCAGCCAATCGGGTGGCCTTTGACCGCCTAGGCAGCGTCAGTGTTGTAGCTGGCGCTGCTTCAGGGCGAGGATTTCTGGCTCAAAACAGCGAGCTGATCCTCGGCGGCGAGATCACGATCATTGATTATTTGTTGACCGTCCCCACGGCCACCTTCGGCAGCCTGGGCTATGGCGACGCCATCACGGTGGATGGGGCCAGCTACAAGGTCGAAACCCAGCCGCAGCGCTTCGACGATGGCACGTTCTGCCGGGTGCCGTTGGTGAGGTCGGCGGCCATCGCCAACAACATCACCAGCCTCAGCGGCTTGCGCCTGGTGACGCTTGATGGCCGGCATCTGATCACTCAAGCTTCCTAGCCTGAGGCCATGCCTGATACGACGATCACAGGGCTGCCAAACGCTTCGGCGCTCAGCGGGACTGAGCGGGTGCCGATGGATCAGAGCGGCACGACGGTGGATGCCGCGGCCAGCGCCATCGCCGCCCTGGCCACGGCGGCCACGGTGGGCCTGGGCAACGTCAACAACACCAGCGACCTCAACAAGCCCGTCAGCACGGCCACGCAGACGGCCCTGGACGGCAAGGCCGCCGCCGGCGCGATCGGCAGCAGCGGCCTGACCATGACGGCCGGCGTGCTGGGCCGCGAGAGCGGCACCGGGGCGCCGGTGGTGCTGACCCTGAGCGGCCTGAGCATCGTCAATGGCGTCCTGACCGTCACGGCCAGCGGCTCCGGCACCGTGACGAGCGTTGGCCTGTCGGCGCCCACCGGCTTCTCTGTCGCCAGCACGCCGATCACAACCAGCGGCACCCTGGCGCTCACCTTCGCCGCCGGCTACAGCCTGCCGACGACCGCGAAGCAGACCGAGTGGGACACGGCCTACAGCGAGCGGCTGCGATGGGACGGCAACAGCACGGGCCTGAACGCAACGACCGCCCGCACCAGCCTGGGGCTGGGCACGGCAGCCACTGCGGCTACGGGCGACTTCGCTACTGCAGCGCAGGGAGCCCTGGCGGCCACTGCTGTTCAGCCTGCAGCGCTGAGCAGCTACCAGCCGCTCGACAGCGACCTGACCTCCATCGCGGCGCTGACGACCACAAGCTTCGGGCGCTCGCTGCTCACCCAGGCGGACGCGGCGGCAGCCCGCACAGCCATCGGCGCTGGCACCAGCAACCTGGCGCTCAGCAGCGCCGCCCCGGCGGCCCTGGCTGCCACCGCAGCGGCCGGAAGCAGCGCCGATGCCGCCAGGGCTGATCACGCGCACGCCCGCAGCACCTACGCGGAGCTGGGCGCAATCGGCGACGGCCTGATCCTGGTGGTCAGCAACCGAGGCGAGACGGCGACGGCCTCGACCAACTACGCCGAGGTGCCGGTGCCGGTGCCGTCGGGCAGCTTCACCCTCGTCGGTGTCCGCTTCGGCTGCCACATCGACACCACCGGCAGCAGCAGCAGCACCTTCAACGCCTACCGCCGCACGGCGGCTGGCACCAAAACCTCGGTGCTGACCGGCAACGCCACGCTGGCCTCCAGCGCCAGCCTGGTGGATGCGTCCGCCACGATCACCGGCGGCACGTTCTCCGCCGGCGACCGGATCGGCGTCGACCTGGTGGGCGTCGGCACCGGCGCTCAAGGCCTGTTCGCCCAGTTCCTCTTCACCCGCTCTGCTGTCTGACCATGACCACCCCCAACATCACCACCAACCCCGACACCGGCGTGCGCTACTACGCCGACCCCGGCCCGCTGGAGGGGCAGAGCGTGGATCTGTTCGTTCCTCTCCGGGGCGAGACGGCAACCAACCCCGGCGGCGGGCGGTGGCCCAACCTGTTCGGCCTCCCCTACGACGGCACCGATCTGAAGTTCTACCTCAAGGGTGAGCCCAAGACCCGCGAGTACGACCCGGCAATCTTCTTCGAGGTGGCAAGCTGGGGCGCAGTGGACTACGCCAGCCCGCAGCAGGGCGGCCCGGCTGGCACCTGGGAGGAGACGCTGGAGGTGAGCAAGCGCCCTGAGGAGGAGCTGCTGAATCAGGTTGACGCTGCCCTGCTGCAAGCCAACAGCAAGCTGTATCCGGCCAACGTGGATCCCATGCAGGGCGTGCTCTACGCCGAGGCGATCCGCCGCAACGCCGAGGGGACCGCAACGCAGCCCATGATCGACCTGCTGGCCAAGCACGATGCCCTGGTGGCTGCGGGCTTCGCCAACATGGAGCGCGCCGCTGAACTCAGGGCCCAGATCCAAGCGGGCGATGCGTTTGACCTGTCCGCCGGGTGGGTCAATGAGATTGCGCAATGAGTGGAGACGCGGGCCCTATGCAGGAGGTAGCAAGATGCTGATTGCTCCCAGGCGGCGGGTAGCCAGCAGCTACGACACCGACGCGCAGAACTACATCACGGCGGTCGAGGCGGCCGATGGGCAGGCACTGGAGACAGCGGTGAAGGACGCCATCAATGCGTTCGTGGTCGGCTGCAAGGCAGACGGCATCTGGAGTGCCATCAAGGCATCTTGCATCCTGGCCGGTGCCCGCACACTGACCGGGGCGCTGGTGCCGCTGGTGGGATCTGCGCCGACCAATAACGGATTCGTGAGTGGTGACTACAACCGCGAAACAGGCCTAGTTGGCAATGGCAGCAGCAAATACTTAGACAGCGGACGCGCCAACAATGCCGACCCGCAAAACTCACAGCACCTTGCTTGTTGGATTTCTGCCAAAACTACATCAACATTTGGCTGTTACATGGGAGATGGTACGGCTGGGCAGCCGGGAACCAGTTATTTTTATCAATATGACGGCACTCAAGTGCCTTCTGCCTCCCATAGTACCGAGCTTGGTGGCAGCAGTACGCGAAACCCAAACGCTAATACACTATTTGGTATCAATAGATCATCGGCAAGCAGCTATACCACGCTTTCAAATGGCAGCACTTTAACTGTAGCAGTAAACAGCTCTACTTCAACCACAGGCAATATCCACATTTTTGGGTTAAATAACGCATCAGGAGGCACTATTCGCGCTAATGCCCGCATTTCTTTTTACTCCATCGGCGAATCGCTCACTCTCACTTCGCTTGACACCCGGACTACCACCCTCATGTCCGCCCTGGCCGCCGCGATTCCATGACCCACCCCCGCACCCTTCTTCGCCAGGCCACCCCTTCACCCTCGCCAGACTGGGGTAACCCCCACGCCTGCCATGCCACCTGAAGACGTAAGCCACCGCGACATTTATGTGCGCCTGGCAGAGCTTGGAGCCAAAATCGACTCGATCCTGGCAATCATGGCCGAGCGCAAAGAGGATGTGGCCAGGATCACCAAAGACCTCGACGCCCTGTTCACCCGCCAACGCACGCTCGAAACCCGCCTGGCGCAGATCGCAGGGGTGGGCCTGGTGCTGGCGGTGCTGGTCCCGGCGCTTGCTTCGATGATGCAGCTCAGGCTGGCAGTCCCGAGCCAGGTCGAGCAGCTGGAGGGCGGGCGATGAACTGGGCCGCCTTTGCCTTGCTGGCCGGTTACATCGGGGTCTGCGAGGTCAGAGCCCCCAACCCCTGGGCGGCCTGTGATGCTCGCTGGAATGTCGCCCTCGGCGTGCTGATCCCATCGCCCATCCAAGGCGCCATCCCAGCCGCTGGGCGGATGCTGGGCCTGGGCCGGCGGCGGCGATCTGATGCCATCCCTGAGGAGCCGAAGCTGTGACGAGCATCCCCTGCCAAATCATGGACGCCCTGGCCGTGCGGCTCGATGGCATCGCCGACGTGCAGGAGCTGTTCCTCGACTCGGCCCGGGTCGCCAGCTTCCCCGATGGCGTGGTGGTGACTCTGGATCAGGAGGGCCAGGCATCCGACGAGATCGCCACCACCTGCAAGCTGAGCTCCACCCTGCCGGTGGTGGTGACGGTCATTCGCTCACGGGCACCCAACGACCCGCCGAACTGGCAGCTGCTGGACCCGTTCTATGTCGCGGTTCACGCCCGGATGATGGGCGATCGGAGGCTGGGCGGCCTGTGCGACGACATTCAATCCATCGGCCGTGAGCACGTTTCAGACCTGAAAGCCTGCGCCATCCGCTGTTCCTACTCTGTGCGGTATCAGACTCTTGAGGCTGATGTGACGGCGCAATGACCCAGCTACCTCCCCACCCCGAAGGCCCCGGCGAGTTCTACCGGGATCCTGCCGATACCGAATGGCGGGAGCTGACCACTAGCCCCTCCGCTTCCCAGCCCGACCCCACCGAGGACACAACCGATGGCCTTCCGAGACCAGCTGCTGCAGATCAAGGCCGAGGCCACAAGCGGCACGCTTGAGACCATGGTTGGGGCGGATGTGGTCCAGGTGGGCCAGTTCACCCCGACCATTCAAGACTTTGGCCAAGCCGAGCGCTCCATGCTCAGCGCTCGCCCCGGCACCCCCGTGCCTGCGGTGATGGTCAACCGCCTGATGAGCTTCGAGGCGCCGTTCGAGTTCTCCGGCTCCGGCACCGCCGGCACCGCCAGCGGCCTTGATAAGCACCTGCTGGCCGCCAGCATGAACAAGGCGGTGGTCACGTCTACCAGCGTCACCTACGGCCTAGCCTGGCCCCCTCCGGCCACCACCTATTCGGTGGGATTCTTCCTCGATGGCGTTCGCTATGCCTGCGCTGGTGCCCGGGTCGAATCGATCACGGTCAGCGCCAGGGCCGGCGAGATCGTCACCGGCAGCGCCACCTACAAGGGCTTGTATCGAGCCCCCAGCACGCTCGCTAACCCCACGCCAACCTTCCCCACCCAGGCCCCGGCGGTGGCGTTCAACAGCGCCAGCGCAACGGCCGGCAGCCTGACCCTGGCGGGTGTGGCGATCTGCGTCGAGGAGTTTGAGCTCAGCATCAACAACACCACAGAGCTGTTTGATCACGGCGGCTGCACGCCGCACATCGATCACACCGACCGAGCGGTAACCGGTTCGATCACGATCGCTCGGCCGTCGATTGCATCGCTCGACGTGCTGACCAACGCGGCCAATTCCACCGTGGGTGCCCTGGTGCTCCCGTGGGGAACCACTGCCGGGAACATCACCACCGCCACCCTGCCCCAGATCCAGCTGGCGCCCGTTGGCCTGGTGGACATCCGCGGCAAGATCGGATTCCGGTTTGACTTCACGATGATCTCCTCGGCCTCCAACCAGGAGTTGTCCATCGCTCAGACTTGATCAGGCTGGCGAGCCTGATCCATCACCACTGCACCTACCCATGGGATTCAAGCTCTCAACGGCCAGCAGCTACCCCTGGCCCGTGTCCGGCGAACTGGCCGGCACCCGCTACAGCTTTACCGCTCACTTCGCGTTCCTGGATCAGGAGCGCATCGACTACCTGCTGGTGTCGTCAGCCAGGCGCGAAGGCCTGCTGAAGCGCGGCGAGGATGATCCGGCGCTGGAAGGCATCACCTCCCGGGCCATTGCGGCTGAGGTGCTGGTGGGCTGGTCTGGCGTCACCGACGACGACGGCGAGCCGATTGAGTTCAGCGCAGCCGCGGCCGATAAGTTCCTGCGGATCCAGGGTGTGGCCGCTGCCGTGGCACGGGCCTGGGGCGAGAGCCTGGAAGGAGCCAAACGGGGAAACTCCAAGGCGCCGCGCGGCATTGGCTGAACGCGGCGCCTGATCACGATCCTCAGAAGCTGGCAGCCGCTGCCGATGGCATGGGCATCGAGATGCCGCCGGAGTGGACGGACCCAGCCCTGACCGAGCCTGAACACTTCGAGGTGTGGCCGGAGAACTGGGAGGCGGTCCGCCTGTTCATCCGCTGCCAGACGCAGTGGCGCATCGGCATGAATGGCCGCGCCGGGCTGGACTATGGCGCCCTGCTCGCCATGGGTAGCCTGTACCAGATCGACAACCTGAGCCAGGTCGTGGAAGACGTGCAGGTGATCGAAGCCGAGATCCTGGTCCAGGGGGCAAAGCGCTGATGGCCGCCAACATGGATGCGCTGCTCAGGATCGCCACCCGCGTCACGGGCGCCGAGCAGGTCACAGCGCTGCAGGGCAAGTTCAAGCAGGTGGAGGGCGCCGCGCAGACGCTGACCAGCAGGATCGGCCCGCTGGGCGGTGCGCTGAGCGCCCTGGCGCCGGTGGCCACCGTGGGCGGCCTGGCGGCATTGGTGGGCAAGACAATCGAAGCGGGCGACAAGTTCAACGACCTGAGCCAGCGCACGGGCGTCAGCGTTGAATCGCTGGCCAAGTTCAACAAGGCAGCGGCCACCAGCGGCACCGACATCGACGCGGTGGCCAAGAGCCTCGGCAAGCTCAGCAAGGGCATGTACGAAGCCGCCGAGACTGGCAAGGGGCCTACGGCCGATGCACTCAAGGCCCTGGGCATCAGCGCCAAGGATGCCGCCGGCAACCTGAAGAGCGCCGACCAGGTGACGCTGGAGATCGCCAACAAGTTCAAGACCATGCCGGATGGCGTGGAGAAAACAGCGCTGGCGATGCAGCTGTTCGGCAAGAGCGGCGCCGAGATGATTCCGATGCTGAACGAAGGCGGCGCCGCCATCGAATCGCTCAGCGTCAAGATGAACGCCGCCTTCGCCAAGAAGGCCGACGAGTACAATGACAAGCTGGCGGCCCTGGGCGGCAAGGTCGGCGGCCTGGCGGCTGGTATCACCGTGGCGCTGCTGCCGGCGCTCGATGCCGTGACCACCGTTCTCACGGCGGTGGTCGATGGCTTCAGCAGCCTGCCTGGGCCGATCCAGGCGATCGCCGGCGGCCTGGCGCTGCTGGCGGTGAGCTTCACGGTGCTGGCTCCCATCGTCGCCAGCGTGATCACGGTGCTGGGCGCGTTCCAAGGCCTGGCGATCGGCGCCACCATCGCCGGCTGGCTTGGCGCGCTCGGGCCGCTGACCACGGCACTGGCCACGTTTGCCGCCACGATCGTGGGATGGCCGCTGCTGATCGGCGCGGCACTGGTGGCGGTGGGCGTGCTGATCTACGCCTTCCGCGACGACATCGGCAAGGTGGTCGCCGCCATCGGCAAGACGATCTATGGCGCCGTGGACGCGGTGAACAAGACCATCCGCGACGGCATCGGCGCCACCTGGAGCTGGCTGCAGTCGGCGATCGGCAACGTGGCCGGCGGCCTGGTCCGGCCCTTCGAGGCCGCTGCTGGCGCCATCAAGGGGGTGCTGCGCAGCGTGCTCCAGTTCGGCGCGAACGTGATCAATGGCTTCCTGGGAGCCATCAATCAGATGATCGTCGCGGTGAACGGCGTGGCCGGCCGGCTGCGGCTGCCCCAACTGCCCACCTTTGGCGCGGTGTCGGTCCCAAGTTTCGCCGGCGGCGGCTACACCGGCGACGCCCCACGCAGCGGCGGCCTCGATGGCCGCGGCGGCTTCATGGCAATGCTGCACCCCCGGGAAACCGTGATCGATCACGCGCGGACCGGAGCCGGTGGCGGCGTGCCCAACATCACGATCAAAACCGGCGAAGTGCTGCAGCTGCCCGACGGCAGCCAGTGGGTTTCCATGGGCGACCTTGAGCAGGCCATGGCCGCCACAGCCTCCGGGATCATGGCCCAGCTGCGCAGCCCGGCTGGGCGCGTCGCCATGGGTGGCGCCTGATGGCACGCGGGCAGGCGGCTTTCGTGCAGCTGGCCGATGAAGGCGGCGTGGTGATCGCCCGCTGGCAGAGCTTCTGGGTTGATGCCACGGTGACTTGGGAGAGCCAGGCATGGGACTACCAGCAGATGGACTGGGCAGGCATCACCAGCGGCCAGACCACGGGCGAGCAGGCCAGCCTGACCCTGCCGCGGTTGCCATCGATCCAGGTGCTGATGAAACGCGCGCTCTACGGCCCCTGGATCGCCACGCTGCGGGTCTATCAGTTCGACGAGGCACTTGATTCCGGCGCCCCCCAGGCCGGGCAGGTGCTGGTCGGCTCCACGGTCGGGCAGGTGATCAGCGCCAGCGCCACGGTCACCAGCATCACCCTG